GCTGGCGGGGGCTAACACAGCCAACGGTGTCGTGCCAACAGATGCTACGGCGGGTTTTCCGCTTATATCAAATTTTGTCGCTAGTGGCATTGGTTCGCTTACCCGCATTGAATTTGCCAATAGCATTGCAGCAAGGCACAAGCTGTACGATTGCCTGTGGAAAGGGGGAGCATACTCCTTTAACGCCAACGTGGCCGTTACTCCGCCCTCATTCGCCAGCCGCGTACCAGGTGGCACCAACTTCAAAGGCTTGGAGATTTGGATCGAGACGGTCACCGCGTTCACAGGTACGCCGTCGTTTAACATCACTTTCACCAACCAAGACGGCACCGCTGGACAAGTTACTGGCGTTACCGCCGCCCCCGCCGCGCTTGGCCTCAAGCGGATGTTCAAGCTGCCTTTGCCCGCGAGTTCCAATGGTGTGCAAGCCATCACAAACGTGGCGTGTACAGTTGCCACGGCGGGGACGTTCAATGTATTAGTGCTGAGGCCATTATGTGGGCCAATGCGGGTAAAAAACGCCAACGACGGCGACGTGTACGGGATTGACAAGACCGGGATTGAGGAAATGTTTCAGGACATGGCTTTGTACACCATCGTCTGGCCGGATTCGACTTCCACCGGATTGCCCGATTTGGTGTTTGAAATAGTGAATAAATAATATGGCTTATAGACCTCCATTCAATGCTCAGACAGGGTTCAGTGGGAATGGAAGGCGTGTTCTTGGTATGTTGTCTGGGGCAAAAAACGCTGCGGCTAAGACTTTCTATAATGCAATGCTGTTTCAACCAGCGGTGGGTGGTGTTGTGGTTAATACAACAGCATCACAACGGTTGGCTCTGTTGTTGGGAATGACAATGGTATCCACAAGGATAGATCCGGTAAACGGTAAATTACGTATTGGGCAAAATGACACAATGCAGAAGACAGTGGCAACCAGTTTGAGCACATTAACCTTACCAAAGCAAAGCGATAGCGTGGCTAAATTGAGCTTGAGTAGTGTTGCGGAAGCTTTGTTCATTAAGGCACAGGATACTTATACAAAAATTTTGTCCAGTGGTGTGGTGGTTAGTTCTGCTGCACAGTTTAATCCGGTTAAAGATTCAAACACCTATTTGAGGAGTGGTGTTAGTCTGGTTAATCAGAGAACAGCGGTAAAGGATGCTATTAATTCTTTCCGGATAGGGGCTGGATTGGTCAATCAAGCAAGACCCGTTCTGCAATTGCTTACTCGTGTTAAGATTGGGTTGTTTAACTTAGTGCAGTCCAGACCGCCAAGAAACCAATCCACGGAAACAAAGTTTTCAATAGTTAGCATTGTCTCCAAGTCAAATGAGTTTAACCTAATGAATGTGGTTAAGGTTGGAGCGGGTTCTAGTACCGATAAGTTAAAGACCGCTCAAGCAAATGCTCCTATTAAAATGAGCGTTTCTGCAATTCTCAACCTGACGTTATTGCGGGGTCAAATTAGTTCTCTGCGAACGGGAGGAGGGATTGTGGTCAGTATTCTCCGCCCTACTCAGTTGGATACTTACACCAAGAACACGAGTGTAGTGGTTGTCAGTTCCGCTTTGCAAGCATTGAGAATCAAGCAGTCGACTGCTCATGGGAAGTTTGGTGTTGGTGCAGCATTAGAGCAAGTAAGGTTGAACGAGTTGCAGGGTTTTTCTAGGTTGAGTATTGTTCAGACTTTGCAGTTATTGGGTATTCAATTTGTAAATGGATTCACTGCTATTGAGGGTGGCCCGAGCGTTATAATTGTTGACCCCTGCAATGATTTTATAAATTCCCGGGATATGTTTTTGGGAGTGAGGGATTGGGAACAAGAGCAATTAGATTTAATACAATCGCTGCGTGATAGGGGGTTTAAATTCTAGTATGGAAATAGAACAAAAAATATTTAATCCTTTAGCTTATTCCATGGAAGTGGATATCCCTTTGTCTGGCATCTTGAATGAAACCACGCCCGTTGAGGGCTCAAATAATTGCCCATGCTCTGGGGGAAGTTTGCAAAACGAACAGGAAAATATTCATGAAGGGTTAGCTCGGAGGGGTTTAATATGATTAGGGTGCAATTAGCTATTAGGCAAAGTTATAAACCCGATCGCTTTGTTAAGCGTAAGAACAGAACGCTCAGACCTATCAAGCCGTCTAGGGTTGCAGAAGCTGCTTATCGTTCTAACTTGTTAAATGTGGTCAGCCGTCTTGTCTCAATGGTGAATAGTGAATTAATCCCCATTATAGCTAATTCCCCTTTCTTGGGTGAGACGGCTGACCACATAGCGCATGATGCAGTTGCCGATAGTGAAATTAGACGCAAGATAAAGGAGCTTGCTAGAAGGTTTGAGCTAGATCCAGACGCTGCAACTCGTTCGTCCCGTAAGATGGTTAATAGCGTTAAGCGCACAGTAGATGACAGGTTGCGTTCCGAAATCAAGCGTTCCGTTGGGATTGATATTGAGCCTTTTATCAGAAACGATGACAGGTTATCCCCATTAATCGCGGAAGCTGTAAAGGAAAACGTTAAGCTGATTACATCCATCCCGGAGCAGTATTTTAACCGCCTAGAAAAACATATTGTGGATGCGGTTGCCCTAGGTGTAAGACATGAGAAGTTGAAAGAGGTTGTGCAGTATGTGGGTAAGGTTACTGAGAATAGAGCGAAATTAATTGCCCGCGACCAAGTATCCAAACTTAACGGAAGCATTAACCGCATCAGACAAGCAAGTGTTGGCATTGATGAATATGTGTGGTCAACCAGTAAGGATGAATGGGTGCGGGAGACTCACATGGAAAATGAAGGTAAGCGGTTCCGGTGGGATAACCCTCCGGCGGAAACGGGGCATCCCGGTGAAGATATCCAATGCTTTTCAGGTGATAACCAATTGCACGGAACGCCTTTCATAGAAAAATTCTACAGGCGTTTTTATACTGGCGAATTGACCGAGTTGGTTTTGGATAACGGTGCGATTCTTAGATGTACACCTAATCATCCTGTATTCGGGTTCAATGGTGCTAAGGCTGCTAAACTTTTTGAGGTCGGTGATAATGTTATCGGCGAACTGAATCAATTCATCCCTGTTGGTGAAACATATTCCAAAAACTCTAATCCCATGTTTGAACAATTGTTCAGCGCGATAAATATGTTTCCCGCTTTTTTGCCAACGAGTGTTACAGGCGGAGAGTTCCACGGCGACATCACCGACAAGGAAATCAATATTGTAACCTGCGATAGCCGCTTGATATTGGAAACTTATGTTTGCGTCTGCAAGCATATGAAAGAGCTCGGATTCACATCGTCCGATATGTGCTTCGTGTGGGCTATGATTTCTAGCGATTGCAATTTTTTGACGCACCTTCAAAGGTTTGGGGGTGCTCCTACAAGCTTGGTTAGCAGCTTTGACTTTCTGTTGTCTTTGCTCAGGAGTCAGTTTACTGTTTTTGACCTTTTCTGCTTCGCTTCTGGTGCGTGTTTGGATTCCAAGTTCTTTAATTCCACGGTTGATGACAATTCTGTCAACCCCGAACCTTTTAGCGATTTGATTGGGGCTTATACCTTGCTCGTAGAGGGTTTTGATTTCATTAAGCGGAAGCGTGATTTTATTATGGCTAGGTTTACCAATACGGGTGTCCGTATTTATTCCCCTAGCCCTGAGGTGCTTAGCAATGACATCAGCATTAACTTGAATGATAGGGGAAATAGCACGAAGACTGAACCCCTGCGATATAAGCTCTTGCGCGTGGTCGATAAGGGCACTAGGTATTATTCGGGGCATGTTTATAATCTCCAAACTAAAAACGGGTATTATAACACATCGGGTGCTTTAGTTGCAAATTGCCGTTGTGTTGCAATACCCTATTTCAACTTGGATGCAATGGAAGCGGAAATGGGACTATGAAAACTTATTTAATATCTGACAAGATTGAGTTGAGCATTAATCAGAAACAAATAACGGATGAGGGTTATTTAGTGACTGATGGGGTTATTGCCCGGACTGGTATTCAAGAATACTACGCTTTTGAATTTGGTGCGGATGTGGGTGCCAAACCAACGGATGTGATTAAGTTGTACCGTCCACCCGAGGAAGTATTTGCACCCGATTCAATTAGTAGTTTTGAGAATGCCCCGGTCACGATAGACCATCCAGCAAGTGATGTAACAGCGGACAATTGGGCTCAGCTGGCTAAGGGGGAAGCAACAAATGTCTGCAGACAGGGTAGTGATAAAATGGCTGCAAAGCTTACCATTAAGGATAAAGAAGCGGTCAAAGTTATCATGGATGGAAAAAAACAGCTTTCCAATGGTTACAGGTTTACCCTTGATATGACTCCGGGTATTTCTCCGCAAGGGGAAGCTTACGACGGGGTACAAAGAGACATTAAGGGCAACCATGTAGCTATTGTGGATAGGGCAAGATGTGGTTCGGTCTGCACTATTCTTGACAATCAACCCGAACCGATACCAAAAGGAGGCCACATGGCTGAAGTAACATTAAGAAAAATGGTTGTGGACGGCATTCCAATAGAAGTGTCGGACGCTGCTGCTGCGGTGATTGATAAGCTGCAGAAAGCGGTTGAGGTGCGTGATTCTCAACTTAATGACAGGGCTAAGGAATTGACAACACTTGCGGACAGCCACAAAACCGCATTAGAAGCCAAGGACAAAGAACTGGTTGAAATCAAAAAACTGGTAATGACCCCGGAAGCACGAGACGCAATGGTCGCGGATTGGGCGGACTTGGTTGCAAATGCTAAGAAGCTCGCTCCTACGGTTGAGACCAAAGGTAAGGACTGCGAAGCAATCAGGCGCGAGGTGTTAACCACAATTGTGGCTACTGATAGCCCTCGCTCTTTGGTTGCTAAATCCATTATCAAGGATGTGGCGAGTGCAAGCAATGAGCTCCTTAAAATTGCCTTTGATGCGATTCTTCCGTTATCGGATGAAAGGCAAGCAGACCCTGGTCAGCGGTCAAACGATGGTGCTGCTTTCAGTGGCCAACAACCCCCTGCGAACGTTTCAGTTGGTAGGGATAAATTTTTACAGGCTAGCCAAGACGCTTGGAAGCCTAAGAAAGAAGGAGTAAGATAATGGCGAAACCAGACTTGTCCACTTATGGTGGAAAATTAAGGGAGGTTGGTTATGCGGGGCAGATTGTCAACATGCACCCAAACACCATCGAATCCAAAACCAACGAATCCGCAACCGTCATTGATTACGGTAATGCGGTGGCCCGTGGTGCTGCGGACGATACTTGTAAGCCACCATCTGCGGATGGTGATAAGCTGATTGGTGTGTCTGTACGCCATGCCATTCGGCCAGCGGATTCGTCAAACAATGTAACATACGCCAGGTATGATTCAGTTCCTATCTGCCGGGAAGGTTACATTTACGCAATCCCATTCGAGAACGTTACCCGGGATGACCAAGTCCTCTCCATTACCGCCCAAGGTGGTAGATTGGGCGGGGTCACAGGTGGTGCAGCGGGCGCGGGTCGGGTGGCATTGCCGAACGCTAAATGGGAAACGACAACAACTGCTGGCTCCGTTGGCATTGTTCGAATTTCAGGTTAAGGAGGAACAATGAGTAAAGTTATTCAAGTAAGGGTTGCGGATGGGGAATTAGTTACTGTTGATGCTTATCGTCACGGTGCTTTTAACGCCTGTTCAGACCAATTTCGAAGGGGTTTGGATGCGAGTGGTGACCAGTTTGCTGCGCGGGACGCTCAGGAAGCATTGGCATTTCTGGTTAGTCAGCTTGCCTACACTGAGCAAGAGACTTTCGAAAGAATGTATCAACCAATGCAGTATGAGCAATTGCTCCCAATTAGTTATTCTGCTGGCGAGTGGGCTGATACCATCCGCTATGAAATTTTTGACTATGCGGGCAGGGGTAAACGTACCTCCGGCAAGGGTAAAGATGTTAACTTGGTGGAAGTTGCTTATGCTGATAAATCGTTCCCGGTTATGTATGGTAACATCGGGTATGACTATACAGCTGAAGAACTCCGCCGTTCCGCGTTCTTGCGTAAACCGTTGAACACAACTCGTCTGGAAGCTGCTATTGAAGGCTACAAGCGCCATATGAATGACGTGGCTCTCACTGGTGAGGCTTCTTCCAACGTCACTGGCCTGTTTAATAACGCAACCGTGCCGCAGGGTAACGCCCCGGTCGGCGCTTGGCAAACTGGCCCAAAAACTCCAACTCAGATTCTTGGTGATATCAACACCATGATTATGAATATTTGGACTAATACCGCATTCAACGATTTCCCAACTGATGTGGTTATGGCCCCGGGTGCTTTTGCTTACATTGCAATTACTCCGGTTGACCCTAACTATGCTGGCGGAAAAACGATTCTGAATTGGGTCAAGGAAAATAATATTGCCAAGACCCAGAATGGAATCGATTTGAATTTCATGCCTGGTTATGGTTTGGATACGGCTGGCGCTGGTTCAACAAGGCGGATGATTGGGTATGTGAAAAACCCTCGCCGTTTGATTATGCACATCCCTCTCCCATTGCGTTTCCTTGCTCCGCAAGCGGTGGGATTATCGGTGGAAGTTCCGGGCGAATATAAATATTCGGGCGTGGAATTCCGCTACCCTAAATCAGCTTACTACATGGATGGTATCTAAGATGAAAGTGTTGAAAAATAGATTGCCGCAAGAAGTTCGCTTCGTTCTTGCGGACGGTAATGTGGTTACAATTCCCCCGGCTACAGAAGCCCACAATGAGGAGGGGAAAATTGTAGCAGCCCCCGGCTTATTGGTGGTAGAAGATGCGGTCGGTGGTGAATTGTCCTCGTTATGGGATTCTAGAGGCGAGTCTTCCAAGGCTGAATTGCGGGATGCTCAAGAGGCGTTGGTAAAATTGCAGGGTGGTCAGGATGTTTCAGAAGCTCAGCTTGAGGAAGCGGAAATGCGGGCGCAAGCTGCGGAGCTGGAATTCTTCACCCTGTCCTTGATTAATGATGGTGCCGTTATTGTGGAGGATGTTGTATGAGGATTCTAAATAATTCGGAGCGTGAAATTACCATCTCCGCTAACGGGAATAATTATGCAATCCCGATGGCGGTAGAAGGTAAAGACGTGGAAGGAAATAAGGTTCTTATCCAAGGGGCTTTGGATATACCTCAAGAAGATTTGGAAACAGTAAAGGATAACAAAGTTGTCTTATATTGGTTCAATGAAAAAATGCTTGAGGTCGGTGCTGAACCAGCAACCGCTGAACCAGCAACCGCTGAACCAGCAACCGCTGAACCAGTTACTCCCGCTGCTAAAGGTAAGTAACCATGACCCCTGTAGAATTTAAAACTCGCTTCCCAGAATTCACATCGGAATTGGATGCACGGATTCAGTTATTTATTGATGATTCTGTGCCTGCTTTTGATGTGTGCAGGTGGGGTGAGTGGTATTCGATAGGGGTTGCTAATTACGTCGCACATAATTTGGCAATAGCTAACTCCATCGCGTTGGGGGATGCTTCCTCCGGGTTTGCAGGTGGGTCAGCTATTGCTAATTCCCAATCTTGGACAACAAAAAAGGTCGGGGATGTAAGCGTAACTCGTGGTGAGGCTTCCGGGGCTGGGGATGGTAAATCTCAGAAAGACAGCCCCTTTTTTAAAACCATCTACGGGCAAGAATACTTGCGTCTATTGAGGATGGTTGGTATAGGTGCGGTGGCGGTCTAATGGGTGCTAGTGTATCCTTTAGGGTGACTAAAAATACAGTGAGCGCGAAAATAGCTGCTTTAAAGAAAAGACTTGAGAAATCTAACAAGGTTGTTAAAGTTGGGTTCCCTGATAGCATTAACCACATGCCCGACGGGAATTCTGTTGCCTTTATTGCAGCGGTGCATGAGTACGGTGCGCCTAGTGCTGGTATACCTGAGCGGCCTTTTTTAAAGGTGAGTATTGTCAAGGGTAGACCTGAACAGATAAGATTAAATAAAATTAATCTGTTTAAGATTGTTCAAGGTTCAACGGATTTTAAAACAGCTCTTGGGCAATTGGGGGTAATGGCTCAAGGACAGGTTCAGCAGTATATTGTTGATGGACAGTTTGCCCCGTTGAAAGCTGCTACAATTAGAAAGAAAAAGAGCACCAAACCGTTGATAGATACCGGGCAAATGCGCCAATCTGTAATGTGGGAAATAGGGGAGAGGGAATGAGCGGTAAAGGATATTTTTTCCATATCCTGTTTCTAATAGTTGGGATTGTGGTAATGATTGGGACAGGGATTGTGTTATTGTTTGAGTATGGGGTCATCACTTTATGAGCGGATTGGTTAATGTTGCGGAAGTGGTGCTAGACCCATTATTCGCTATTAGTTTCCAGATTGAAAGGTTTGCAGGGTCTTTCACTGTGGAGGGTGCTTATACAAGAGGGACTCCTACTTTATTGGCTCGGGTGGGTGCAATACAACCCGCAAGCAATAATGACCTGTTGGAGTTCTTACCGGAAGGCGAACGCGATGGTAAGTTTATTAAATGCTATTGTGGTCAAGAAATTTTAATTGGGAATGGCGGTGCTATTGAGTCAGACCAGATTATCTGGCATGGTATTCATTACCGGGTGGTATTTGCTAAGCATTATGAAGATTATGGATATTGGTTTGTTATAGCGAGTGAAGCATGACATTGAATCAAATTAACACGATAATACGCAATATTATCCGCACGGAATTGGGATTGCTTGAACATCAAGTAATGCCTGCTAATACCAATCAACCAACCGGGGATGAACCGTTCGTCACTGTGTTAATTGCATCGATTGATGGGATTGGATGGGACGATGTAAATATAAAGGATGCACCTGCTTTGACTGTTACAGAAACGGGTCAAGGATTCCGGGTCATGACTGTATCCGTACAATTTTTTAGGACAGGGGCTTTAACCTTTGCGGAACGGTTACGGGCAAAACTACAATTGAATTCTGCTTATGAAAAGTTCGCTCTTAACGGGTTGGGGTTGCTTAGTAAATCCGCCGTCAGGGTATTGAGTGCGGTTCCGAATACATTGTGGGAGGAACGGGCTCAAATCGACCTTTCCATTAGCATTATTTCCAAAGAAACAAATATAATAGACACTTATGGGGAATTCCCTCTAAGTATTTCAACCGAGAGTTCAAACACTGTGACCAGTGTTTTTGAACCTTAACCTAGGAGGGCGTTATGTCCATTGCAATAAATAAGGTGGTGAATGTTCAAATTCTATCCTCCGCAACTTTTCCACAGAGAAAGGGGTTCGGGATTCTGAACATAATTGGGAATAGTGCTAGGCTACCAATCGGTAACCGTATCCGTTCCTATTCAGACATGACAGGGGTGGCGGTAGATTTCCAATCCACGGATGAAGAATATAAAGCAGCTCAGGTTTATTTTAGTCAATCGCCACGCCCCATCACGTTAATGATTAGTAGGCGTTTTGATGTAGCTGTCCCGGGGGAATTGCTTGGTTCTGTTGGGTACGATAAAACACTAACGAATTATACTGCTATCACAAACGGCGGATTTGATATTTTCATTGACGGTGCTAATAAGCAGGTGACTACAATCAACTTGAGTGGTGCTGCAAACTTTAACGCGGTGGCTGCATTAATTCAGACCCGGTTGCAAGTCGTGGCAGCATCCGCCACCTGTATATTTGACGGAACTCGTTTTATTATTCGTTCCGGGACAACGGGTGCGACATCTACAGTCGCTTACGCAACAGCTCCAACGGGTGCTGGCTCCCCGGTTGATATTGGTGCATTGTTGGGAATTACTGCTGCGGGTCTAGGTGTGGTTACAGCGGGTTCCGCCCTGGAAACTATATCCACAACATTGGACAAGCTGCAAGACATCAGCCAAGCTTGGTATGGCATGACCTTCACTAAGGAATTAACCGAACAGAACTTGAAGGATGCCGCGGCTTGGGCAGAAGCAAGGGTCAAGATATTTGGTTTCACTACCAAGGCATCTAACGTTCTTGACCCGGCTGTGAGTGTGGATATTGGTTCGGTTATGAAATCGTTCCTGTACAACCGTACTTTCTGGATATGGGATGACAATGATGATTATATGATTGTTAGTGCGTTTGCCAGGGGATTCACGGTCAACTTTAACGAGGAAAATTCCACCCTGACATTAAAGTTCAAACAATTACCCGGCACAACCCCATCCAACCTCACAGAAACCCAACGATTGGCAATTGTGGCTAAAAATGGAAATTATTACACCACGTTCGGTGATTCTGTAATGATGGCAGAGGGTTGGATGGCAAGCGGGCAGTTCTTTGATGAACGTCACGGTCTGGATTGGTTACAGAACGCAGTTGAGACAAATGTGTTCGGATACCTGCTTACTCGTACAACCAAAGTGCCGCAGACGGACAAAGGGGTTGCAGCTATTGTCTCCCAAGTTGAATCCGCATTAAGGGAAGGCGTCCGGAATGGGTTGCTTGCAGAAGGGCAATGGAACGGTTCGGACTTAGGGGAAGTGAAATCTGGGGATTACTTGCCAAAGGGTTTCTATGTGTATGCTCAACCAGTTCGAGACCAGAACCAATCGGATAGGCAAGCAAGAAAAGCTCCCCCGATTCAGGCAATCTGCAAAGGTGCTGGCGCAATTCATTTCGTAGACGTCACCATCACTTTTGAACGCTAAGGAGTAACCAATGAGAACGTATAGCTTTCTAAATACCGTCCTATTAATCAACGGGGTGGAAATAACAGGGTTTGCAGACGGGGATGACGTTATTGATATGAAACGTCGAAACGATTCTGCATCGGATAAAGTGGGTGCGGATGGGAATATGATGGTTAGTCTGTCCGCTGACTTTTCTGGTGAAATTGCCATTAAACTTAACCAAGTATCCCCATCCAACAAATACTTGACCAAGTTGCTTAACTTGCAAGAAGGGCGGGGTGTACGGTTTAAGGCTATTCAAATTTTATTCCAAGATACGTATAGGAATGATGTGGGCGCGGGTTCGTTGGGTTACATTAAAAAACCTGCTGATATGACAAGGGGGGCAAATGGCCAGGTTACAGAATGGCAATTTGTTGTTGAGAGGTTGGACTTGCTTGCAGGTGACCCGGGATTATTGGGTTCATTTATAGGATAGAGATATGATTGGGGATATGTTTGTATTTGAATTATTGGAACTGGTTGAGATTGATTGCAGCGGGGAACAGGGGCATATTGTCGCAAGGCTTAATTCAAGTGAAAATGAAAATAAGTACCTTGTACGATATCAAAATGCCGCTGGCATTGGGGTCGAAGAGTTCTGGTCTGAATCTGCTTTGACCGGAATCATAGCCGAAGAAGTTGTTTCTGAGGGCGGTGAGTATGATTAAGGACTTGGTGATTAAAGACCGTACTTATTCCTTCGGGATGTTACCCGCCGTCGAAGCGTTGAAGGTTGAGGTGGCTATTGCAAAGGTAATCGGGGAACCCCTTTTCAAGGCCCTTACCGAAAAGGGTGATAACGCTGAGGCGGTTGGTGGAACCATTATAGGGCTGATAGCATCCCGCATGAACGCGGATGAGCTGTTAACCACAATGGAAACGGTTTTTAATTATGTGTCTTGCAATGGGGAGCGGATAGAAATTAACAGCACTTTCACGGGCAGAAATAAGGAATTGTGGTCAGTATTCCTAGGGGCGTTGAGGTATAATTTTTCCGATTTTTTGGACGTGCTCCCCTCCGGTTTAAACCTCGGAGGGAAAACAGCGTCCCCATCATCGAATCAGCCAATATCAACTGGTACATAATGCGCCCTATTATGCGTGAACCCGCTCTTTGTACATTGCACGAATTGAAAACTGTTTATGGTTTAAATGACTTGGCTGATTTTCATGAAGCAATGGACGAAGAGGAAGAATATCAACGTAGATTTAAGGAGTTGAAAAAATGAGCCCAATACTTAAGTATTTTTCATATGAACACTTGCCCCCAAAGTTGCAAGAGATATCCAAATCGTTCTATGAGTTAGCGGTGGACTATGATGGTAAATTCATTGGCCCGGAAAAGGAAGTGGGAATGCGGAAGCTATTAGAGGGCAAAGATTGTTTTGTTCGTGCTGCCCTTAATGAGTCAGTAGAGGGGCTTGAATAATGAAAGGTACAAGCATTGGCGACTTTTTTGCAGCCTTGGGATTTGAGGTTGATGATAAGGAGCTTGTTAGTTTTGAAAAACATTTGCAGACTGCTGCTACTGCCGCTATTGCATTTGGGGCGACTGCTATTGCTGCCGCTGGAAGCCTTGCGATATTCACTGCTCATACTGCGGAGGCTATCGATAGCCTAGGTGATTGGGCAAATGAAGAGAATGTGAGCATTGAGGCGGTGCAAGAACTTGGGCACGCTGCACAGTTAAGCGGTTCCTCTCTAGAAGCGGTTAAA